TTGCTATATTAGAAGAGATGTCAGAGCTACATTTATATGACTTTGGTATATTTATAGAGCTTTTGCCAGACGAAGAAGAAAAAGCTATATTAGAAAATAATATACAAATGGCTTTGCAGCAACAAACTATAGATTTAGAAGATGCTATTGATCTTAGAGAAATAAGAAATGTTAAATTAGCTAATCAAGTTTTAAAAATACGTAGAAAAAGAAAAATGGCTAAAGATCAGCAAATGCAACAAGAGAATATGGCTATGCAGTCACAAGCTAATCAAGCCGCAACTCAAGCAGCAGCACAAGCTGAAATACAAAAAAACCAAGCTATTAACGATGGTAAAGCTCAACTAGAACAAGTTAAAGCACAACTTGATTCTCAACGTATGATGCAAGAGGTTGAGCATAAAAAAGAGTTAATGCAATTAGAGTTTCAAATGAACATGCAGCTTAAAGGAATGGAAGTAGAAAATAAAAAAGCTATAGAAAAAGAAAAAGAAGATCGTAAAGACGAAAGAACTAGGATTCAAGCTACACAACAAAGTGAAATGATTGATCAAAGAAATGCTGGTAAACCACCTAAAAACTTTGAGTCTGCAGGTAATGATATACTAGGAGGTGGCTTTGATTTAGGCGTGTTTGATCCTAAGTAAATTTATTAATTATTATTATATTATATTATGGAAGAAAATAAAGAAAACGTAGTTGAAGAAACTACACAAGAAACAACTCAACAAGTTGAAGAAACTAGCAAACCAAATATTAATGAAGACGGAGATTATGTCGTTAATTTAGATAAACCAATTGAAAATGAAACTAAAGAAGATAACGCTGACGACAGCGGAGTGGTTACAGAGCCTGAAAATGCCGAGTCCACACAAGAACAAAAAGAAATACAACCGGAAGCAGAAGCACAAGAAGAAACAATATTAGAAGAAGTAACTGAAGAAACAACTGAAGAAGAAGTTGCTAAAGTTGAAGAGCAAGTTGAAGAAGCTGTTGCAGAAGCTCAAGCTACTGGTAAACCACTACCAGAAAATATACAGAAGTTAATTGACTTTATGGATGAAACTGGTGGTGATATACAAGATTATGTAAAGCTTAATCAAGATTATAGCAAGTTAAATGACAACGATGTTTTACACGAGTACTACAAACAAACAAAACCACATTTAACTAACGATGAAATAAACTTCTTAATGGAAGATACTTTTAAAGTAGACGAAGAAGAAGATACTGATAGAGAAATACGAAGAAAAAAACTAGCGTTTAAAGAGCAAGTTGCCAGCGCTAGAAGCCACTTGGACGGGCAAAAGTCCAGATACTATGAAGAAATCAAAGCTGGTTCAAAGCTTACGCCTGAACAACAAAAAGCTGTAGATTTTTTTAATAGATATAACAAGGAGTCTGAAGCAAATCAAAAAATAGCACAAAAACAAAAATCTACTTTTTTAAATAAAACAGAAAGTGTATTCAATAATAATTTTAAAGGTTTTGATTACAATGTTGGAGATAAAAAATATAGATTTAATGTTAAAAATGTAGACGAGGTCAAAACAACTCAAAGCGATATTAATAATTTTATAGGAAAGTTTCTTGATAAAAATAATATGATATCTGATGCTAAGAGTTATCATAAATCTTTATACACTGCTATGAACGCTGATGCTATTGCTAAACATTTTTATGAACAAGGCAAAGCAGACGCTATGAAATCAAGCGTTGCTAAAGCTAAAAACATAGACATGAATCCAAGGCAAAATTTAGGAAATGTTACGCACGATGGATTAAAAGTAAAAGTACTGGGTGATACTGCTTCTGATTTTAAGTTTAAAATTAAAAACAACAAATTTAAAAAATAACAATTTAAAAATTATTAATTATGGCAATTACTGCAGGAGGTTTGTTAAATAGTGTTCCAGCTCCACAAAAGCAAACACTAGATTCAAACTATATCGATTTTACGAGTTCAACCACTGCTGGTTGGGCACAACAATACCTGCCTGACTTGATGGAAAAAGAAGCTGAAGTTTTTGGTAACAGAACTATTTCAGGTTTTTTAGCTCAAGTTGGTGCAGAGGAGTCTATGACTGCTGACCAAGTTATTTGGACAGAGCAAGGTAGATTACATATATCAGTTAAAGGTACATTAAATACAGGTACTTCTATATTTACTGTAACTTCTGATATTGACGGAAACAATGCTTCATCTACTAACGTATTTACTTTAGCTAATCATGGTGTTAGATTAAATGATATCGTTTTAGTAGCTGTAGCTGGTAGAGTAATAAGAGCTCACGTAACTAAAGTTGATGGTACAGCTATTACAGCTCAACCATTTAACGTTGAACATTTTGATGATGATTCATCAATTGCAACTGCTTCAGCTACTGCTGCGACTTTATTAGTTATTGGTTCTGAATTTAAGAAAGGTGTTACTGGTCAAAACTCTTATGGATCAGGTACTGGTTCTACAAGAACTGTTAAACCAACTCACGTTTCTTTCACTAATAAGCCTATCATAATGAAAGATGCTTATGAGATCTCTGGATCTGATGCTTCTCAAATTGGTTGGGTTGAGATTAGTGGTGAAGCTGGTCAATCAGGTTACTTATGGTATTTAAAAGCCGAAGGTGATACTAGATCACGTTTTACTGATTACTTAGAGATGACAATGGTTGAAGCTGAGAAAACTAACTCAAACTCTCACATTGTTGACGCTGGTGGTACTAACGATACTGATTATGCTGCTTTAGGTGCTAATTCTGGTACTGAAGGTTTATTCGCGGCTATTGAGTCAAGAGGTAATGTAACTACTGGTATTACTGGTGTTAACGCGGCTACTGATTTAGCTGAGTTTGATGCTATCTTAGCTGAGTTTGATAATCAAGGTGCTATTGAAGAAAACATGTTATTTGTAAATAGAGCTACTAGTTTAGCTATTGATGATATGTTAGCTTCAATGAACTCTTACGGAGCTGGTGGTACTTCTTACGGAGTATTTGACAACTCTGAAGATATGGCATTAAATTTAGGTTTCTCTGGTTTCAGAAGAGGTTCTTATGACTTTTACAAGTCTGACTTCAGATACTTAAACGACAAAGCTACAAGGGGTGGTATAAACGAAAGAGGTACTACTGATGCTGTTAGAGGTGTTATTATACCAGCTGGTGTATCTTCTGTTTATGATCAAACGTTAGGTAAGAACTTAAAGCGTCCTTTCTTACACGTTAGATTTAGAGCTTCACAAACTGATGATAGACGAATGAAAACTTGGACTACTGGTTCAGTTGGCGCTGTAACATCTGATTTAGATGCAATGCAGATTCACTATTTATCAGAAAGATGTTTAGTTACTCAAGGTGCTAACAACTTTATGTTAATGAAGTAAATCATTATTAAGTCGAGGCTTCGGCCTCGGCTTTTTTATTAATTTTATTATATATTATATTATGGCAAAAAAACAAAAAACTGAAAAGGTAGAGGTACCTGTTGTTGAAGCACCAGTTGTTGAAACACCAAAACCTAAAAAAGATACTTGGGAAATAAAAGATAGAATATACTATTTATTAAGAGATAGAAAGCCTTTGAGCTACACTATAAAATCTTCAGGTATATATTATTTTGATGAAGAAAAAGGTTACGAAAGAGAATTAAAATATTGTGAAAATCAAAAAACTCCTTTTGTTGATGAGATGAAAGGTGATCAAAGATTAGAACATATAGTATTTAGAAACGGACATCTTCATGTTCCAAAAGAAAAGACAACTTTACAAAAACTATTAAGCTTATATCATCCAAACAGAGATAGTTTGTTTTATGAATATAAAGCAGAAGAAGAAGCAAAAGATGAACTTGCTTTTATAGAGTACGAAATAAAAGCTTTAAACCTTGCTAATACTTTAGATATAGATATGGCTGAAGCTATTATGCGTGCAGAAATTGGATCTGAAGTATCTAACATGAGTTCTAAGGAGCTTAAGCGTGATTTACTTATATTTGCTAAGAGAAATCCTTATTTGTTCTTAGAGCTAGCTACAGATGAAAACGTTCAGCTTAGAAACTTTGGTATTAAAGCTACAGAGATGGGTATATTAACTTTATCAGGAGATCAAAGAACTTTTACTTGGACTTCTAATGGTAGAAAATTAATGAACGTGCCTTTCGATGAGCATCCTTATTCAGCTTTAGCTGCTTGGTTTAAAACTGACGAAGGTATGGAGATTTATTCTAATATAGAAAAAAGATTAAATCAATAATAATTATGGTTACCCTTCGGGGTAACCTTTTTAAAAAATTTAATATGGATAGAAATTTAAGAAATTATAATCAAAGATCTAGAGGTTTAGGAGATACCATAGCAAAGTTTACTCATGCTACTGGTATTCATAGTTTAGCACAAATAGGTGCTAGAGCAGTAGGTAAAAAAGATTGTGGATGCAAAAAAAGACAAGAAGCTTTAAACAAAGCTTTCCCATATAAAAATAAGTAATATGATATTTATAGATACTGTACATCAAAGAGTTTTAGCTTTAGCTAATAAAGAAAATAGAGGTTATATAACTCCTTTAGAGTTTAACCTTATGGCTAATCAAGCTCAGATGGCTATATTCGAACAATATTTTTATGATTTAAATCAATTTAAAAGAGATCCTAATAACTTAACAGATGTAGGTAGTTTTTCAGATTTACCAGAAATGATAAGAATGAAGCTACGACCATTTACTGGTTACGGTCAACCAGCAGCAGACACATATCAAGTAGGTAAAATATTTTATGAACCTAACAATAACACAGCAACAGCTCTTGAGGCTAGAAAAGTTGATGATAACGAAGCTAGGTTTCTTTTAACATCTGCTTTTCATAGAAGAGGTTTAAGAAGACATCCTATTTATATAGAAAGAGGTGGTGAATTTATAGTTTATAACCATGAAGGTCCACAAACAGCTGGGGTTTTTGCTGAGGTAATTAGAAGACCTAATAGAGCAGAGTGGGGTTATAATGTTGTTGCTGAAAAAGCTCTATATAACGCTAGCTCTTCTACTGACTTTGAACTGCACGAGTCAGAAGAAAATAATCTTGTTATGCGTATATTAGGTTTAGCAGGTATAGTTATAAATAAACCAGAGCTAGTAGCTATATCAGCACAAACAGATTCAAAAGATATTCAACAACAAAAAATGTAAATAAATGACTAATTATTATAATAGATTTTCTCCTAGACCAATTAATACAAATTTTGACAGCAAGTACGCTGGAGATTTTGGAGCATATCAATATGTAAATATGGAAGATGTTATTGATAACTTTATGGCTACTTATGTTGGAGAAGGTAAATTATTAGAAAGAACTTTACGTGCTGATGCTAGCTTTCATGGTCATAGAGCTTTACAAGAATTATCTTATGATACATTAAGATCTCATAAATCACAAGAAATAGAGATACCACCATCTTTGTCTATGGTTTTACCTCACGATTATGTTAACTATGTTAAATTAACTTGGAGTGACGAATCAGGTATAGAGCATGTTATTTATCCTACTGATAAAACTTCAAATCCTACAGCGATAAAACAAAACGATGATGGTGATTATAGAATTACAGCTACAGCTACAGTAACAGAAGGATCTGCAGAAATAGTTTTAAACGAACAAAGACCAGATATAAGATATGGCATGTCTGTTCAAAGTGAAGGTACTTTAGATAATTCTGATTGTACTGTTCACGAAATAGAATATGGTACTTCTACAACTACTATAACTTTAGCAGAAGCAGGTGACACAACTGTTTGTCAATGTCTTTGGGGTACTGGAGCTTCAACAAACTCACAAGCAACTTTTCATTTTAATTATAAATTTTTAATTCTACAACAAGAAGAAACACCAGTACTTTTAGAAGGTACATCATGGCCTAATAGTAATGCAAATAGACCTAATGCTAGAGAAATAGTGATTACAGCTGCTAGTGCTGAAGATGCTGCTAAAGTGAAAGTAGGTATGATAGCTACAAATGAAAATTTACCTACAGACAATAGAGTTCATAGTGTGCAAGGTGATAAAATAATATTAACTACAAATCAAGTTATAACCGCAGCAACAGGACAAGACGTAGTTTTTTATAGCTCAAATACAAACTCAGATACTAGTTCTAAATATAAACTTGCAACTCCAGCAGAAAACAATAACGATGATTATGAAGATGATTCGTATTGGCCTAATCACGGTGAAAGATATGGATTAGAACCTTCACACGCTCAAATAAACGGTAGCTTTTATATAGATTATAAAGGTGGAAAAATACATTTTAGTTCTAATTTATCTGGAAAAACTGTGATACTTAAGTATATAAGTGACGGTATTGACACTTCTGATTTTACAAGTATGTTAATACCTAAACTAGCAGAAGAAGCAATTTACAAATGGATGGCTTATGGTTGTGCTTCAGCTAGAACAGATATACCAGAGTATATAATAAGAAGATTAAAAAAAGAACGATTTGCTGAAACTAGAAAAGCAAAACTAAGATTATCTAATATTAAGTTAGAAGAAATAAGCCAGATATTAAGAGGTAAGTCAAAACAAATTAAACACTAATAAAATATGCCGGATCTTAATCATAGATTTTCATCAGGTAAAATGAACAAAGACCTTGATGAAAGGTTAGTGCCTAATGGTGAATATAGAGATGCTTTAAACATAGAGGTTGCTACTTCTGAAGGATCTGACATGGGTACTGTACAAACTCTTAAAGGTAACGTAAACGCTTCAGCAATACTAGAAACAATTGATCCTAATGGTAATGAAAACTTTTATTGTGTAGGTAGTATTGTAAACGAAAAAAACGATAAAATATATTGGTTAGTATCTGGTGTTACAAAAGATTTAATTGTTGAATATGATTACACAACAAAAACTACTGTACCTGTTGTTGTAGATATATTTACAGCAGGTGTTTTACCAGGTAACGATAGTGGTAGAGCTTTAAACTTTGATAGATCATTGTTTATTACCGGTATAAATATTATAGATGATTTATTATTTTGGACAGATAATTACACAGAACCAAAAAGAATACATATAGAAAGATGTAAATTAGGTTCTGTTGATTTTAACACACAAACTCAGTTTTACGTAAGAGATGCAGCTGACATAAATCCAAATAACGAATACATACCTATAGGTCCTATTATACAAGAACATATTACTGTTATAAGAAAAGGACCTCCTAACGCTCCAGTTCTGGAGATGAGAAATACACTAAGAAGAGAAACAGATGCAAGCACAACATACGGTAGTTTTATACCTGAAGCTTTTTTACAAATATTTGGACAAATAGATTTAAGCGCTGCTACTAATCAAGACCCTTTTGTAGACAGCGATGGTAATTTAATAGTTGATACTACAATAAATATTGACTTTGCTCCTTATATTACTGGTCAATATCCTGATTTTTATAATGGTGATTATATAAGAATATACCCTGGTGATGGAGAACCAGAAGGTGACGATTACATTAGAGCTCAAATAACAAATGGTATTGATCATACTGTAGGTTGGAACGGTACTGCTGAAATACAAATTTTAGCTGGTACACGTATACACTCTGAAGAAGGTATGTACTATGTAATGCTAGAAGACGGTGAAACTTTATTTAAGTTTAAATTTCCAAGATTTGGTTTAAGATATAAATATGAAGATGGTGAGTACTCTGCTTTTTCACCTTTCTCACAAGTAGCGTTTTTACCAACTAATTTTGATTACAGACATAAAGAAGGTTATAACTTAGGTATGGTTAATAACTTAAGGTTTTTAGCTATAAAAGATTTTGTTCATGGTAGACAAATACCAGACGATGTTATATCTATTGATATACTTTATAAAGAATCTAACTCTCCTCTTGTTTATACTGTAAAAACAGTTAAAAGGTTTACTAACGACTGGAAGCCTGGTTGGGCACCTGGTCAAGTTGCTCCTGATGATTCAATACAAAGATATAGTGAATGGAACGCAATAGGTCCTAATCAAGGGCCAGGCACAGATGCTGGTGTAAATAATATTTCTTCTAACCAAAGAACTAGAGGTTGGACTAGAATAACATCAGAAATGATACACGCTGTTTTACCTGCTAATCAATTATTAAGACCTTG